GGGACGTTGTTGGACTGCAGAATCGAGAAGCCGAACAGCTTCGCTACCTCGCCGTTGAGCATCACACCCTCAACCCCGCTCCAGGCAGGCTGCGCTACCTCGCCGTCTTTTATCATCTGACCCACGATCCACGGAGGAAGGATGATCCAGCGGCCCTGATTCGGCGCGTTAGCCTCATCGAGCTTGGTCTTACAGTCCAGGATCTCCTCGATAACGATATCGGTCGTCCCGTCGAAGATCTTATCGGAGCCGTCGGACCCGATGAGGTTCCCGGCCTGAGCCGCCATGATCCCGGCGATGTACTGATCGGCGGTATCGCCTAACCGATATGCCGCGTCACGGGTGGCGCTTTCCATCAGGGCTACGTTCATCTGCGCCTTGTCGATGTCGTCGATCCTGAAGTTGAAGTATTTAGCCTGAGTTATTTCAAGCGTGGTGGAGGCGTCGTCCAGCTCTTCGGGATCGCCGAGCCCGATCGCCTTGTCGTAGTTCCCGATGGAGATCGGCCCATGGGCGGTGATCCTCACGGTGTCGCCTTTCCCCTGAATCTCTCCCTGGTAGTCTCGATTTATCACGCCAGCCTGGCCATAGACCAGACTCTTCTGTAAGTTCTGGAGAATTTGGGCGCTCCAGATCTCGCCTATGAAGTTTGTCAGCGTCATAGTTCACTAACCCCCGTTAGCGGTTTTACTCACACTCTCGAAAGACTCCCATCTTTCAACTGAGCCTTAATTTGATCCCAGTTTGCGGTGATCTCTTCAGGGCTCATCTTCTTAACGTCGGATCGGGTGAGCGGCTTCTTCGCCCCGGTCGGTGGGTTCGTCCCTGATCCGACAGAGGGACCAGGCCCCATCGCCTCGGCGAGCCTCTTCGCATCAGCTTCGAGCTCGTCGGGTGTCGTCCCCCGGAGACGGTCGGCCAGGGCTTCGGATAGGCCCGCCTTCGTTGCGATCTCGATCTTCTGAGCCTTCAGCTCGGAGTCTTTCAGCTTCCCGTCCCTCTCGGCTATCTGAGCCTTCAGGTCCGTATTCTCCGCCTTCAGCTCGGCGTGGCTGGTCCTTGTGGCCTCCAGCTCGGCCTTGATCTGATCGTAATCAGAGAACTTCGCCCTCTCTCGGGCCAGCCTCTCCTGCACGATCTTGTCGACGTCCTCTTGCGTGAATTTCTTGTCTTCGTCCGCCATAGCGTGTTAACCCCCTGGTTTTACGCTCCAGTAAGCTGATTATGATGAACGTGATTCAGACGAACTGGTAAGATTCGTCTCGTCTCTCCTCAGATATTTTAGACTCTTCCCAGTCCAGATCTTCATCGGAGGAGTCGGGATCGAGCCTCGCCAGGGCCGAGCGGGTCGAAGTGAGCCCGGCGGTCTTGCGAAGCTGTTCTATTTGTGCGCCCTCGAGCCTGTCTTCGGGAAGGCTTGATCTCCATTCGACAGTGATGTTCGGCAGCCCCGAAGCCCCCGGATACCTGGAGACGGTCTCCAGCTCGGCGCAAAGTCTCAGAGCGTGGAGGAGAGGCCGCTTCACCCTCGCCCTCAATCTTGAAACTTTTGCTAAAGTTGGGATTGCTAAACGCTTTAAAGCGCTACCAGACTCAGCAATTCCGTTTTTAACATCTCCCAAAAGTGAAGGGCTGATCTCCCCCATTGCCATAAGCTGAGACTTGATCTCCTCGATTTGGGCGAAATTATTTTGGAGGGACGCATCCCATGTCAGATAAGACGGTAAGTGAGGGACGAACCCGCCTGAGTTGGGGTCGCCGGTCCCGATGGGATAGACTATATACCGCCCGCCTCCGATCTCGATCTCGACCGGCTCGATTTCTTCGCCGGTCGCAGGGTCGATATAGTCGTCTGCAGCCCTCGGCCAGAGAATGTTAGGATCAGAGAATTTATCTAATGTCCTCGAGGTCCGGATCATCCTCTTCTCCAGCTCCCGGACCAGCCCCTCTATCCCGGCGAAGTCATCGAGCCCGAAGACCCCATCGGACGCGAGAAGCCCCGCCACAGGGACGATCAGGAAGTCAGGGACGCCGGTCGATACCTCCGACTGCATCCCCGAGTACCGCTCGATGGCTGATATAGGGATCTCGCTTGTGATCACCGCCCCGGAATCGAGCCGGAAGAGGCGATTCGTGATCGATCCGGGCTTGTGGATCTCCACCCGGAGGTATCCCCGCTCGATATGGTCTTCGTACTGGCTGAAATTGTAGCATATGCAGTGAGCAAGGACGTTCTTTGAGTCATCAGGTGAGACCACCGGGAACCAGTATCGAGGATCGACACGCTCGATGATCCCCCCCCGTCTCGGGTCAAACCGAACCTTCAGGACCCCGTTACCGAACTTCAGAACGTCGCCGAAGAGATCATAGACGAGAAGGTCGAAGTCGGTCGCCTCGAGGATGCGATCAAGGGTATCCTGGTTATCGGCGAAGAACCTCGCAGGGCTCGCCAGGTCGGATATTAACGTGGTTGATCTCTTGAACCAGTTGGCCCCGATCATGTCCAAATCGTCATCTAGCGCCGTGAGCCCCGGAAACGCCGCCTCATGGTCGCCCTCAAAAAGCAGCGTGCAGCGGTCGTATCGGTCTATCCTCGCCTTCTCGTCGGTAGGCGGGAAACGCCTCCCCGATTCTAAGAAACTGAAGTCAGTAAGTGTCAAGCTCCCCCACCCCTCTTAAATATATAGTTGGCTGGATATCTTAAAGCGTCAATTAAATCATCATTCTCTTTTATCGGCTTGTCTTCACCCCGTTCTGTGGCTTTGGGGTCCCATCGATACCCCTCGAGCTCTTCGATGAGTCGGGGACAGGCCGCCGTGATCTTCAGGTTCCCGGTGGCGAGGGCCGAGCTGATCCTGCCGATGGAATCCAGGACCGCGTTATCGCCACCCCGGACCCGCTGCACCCCGTCAGCTCGAAGCTGGTTGATGAGGGCCTTCGAGCTCGGATCGACCAGGATCCCCGAGGGGTACGCCCCCCCGAGGAAGGCCTGCAGGTCCTGGGAGAGCCTGGCATTCGTCCGATCGCTCTCTCGGTACTCGCCGAAGACGTACCAGGTATCGCCCCATCTTCCAATTTTTACGAACGCCGTCGGGTGGGTTTGGCCGTAGTCGATACCGACGATTAGGGCCTTCATCGGCCCGTCCGGTGGTGATCGGACGACGTGCAGATCCCGGTTGAAGTGAGCGAAGACCGCCCCCTCAGCCATCACCCACCGGCCGAGGATGTACCTCTGATAGAAGAGGCTCGAGGGCGGCCCAAATTGCCTTTTCAGCTCTTCGACGTACTTCGGATCAAGCCAGGGGTTATCCTCCAGGGTAAAATGCCAGCTCTTTAAATCGAGTTCGTCTTCCCGGTCCAGCCATTTCTGTTTGAGATAATGAGCTGGCGGGCCGGGGTTCGTAGTCAGGAATAACTGAGCCCCCTCTTCGCTGAGTCTCGATATCAGCATGTTATAGAAGCTCTCAGGACAAAGGGACCCCTCGTCGACATAAGCAGAATGTAGCGTAAGTCCGGCGATCTTCGTATATGCCGCTTCGTCGTTGGCCCCCTCGCAGAGGATAGGCCGCCCGTAGATGGTGCAGACCTTCAAGCTCCTCTTATAATCGAAGTTCTGAGGGCCTATGAGTCGGCCGATGGGCTGAAGGACGTTCCTCTCCAGGGCCCCGAGGGTTCGGCCCGTCATCAACAGATTGACCCCCGCCGGAGCCTCCAGGACGGTACGTAGCCATCGTACATTACAGCCAACAGTTTTTGCGGATCTGACAGCACCATGGGCGACGTTCACCCGGCTGTCGGAGCGAAGGCAGAAGTCCCTTTGCTTGCCTACGGGAACCTGGAAGCTCACCGGCTCCGCCTCCTCAGGTTCGAGCCTGTACTTTCAGCCTTCAGCTCTTTGATTCGAGTTAACGTCGTCTGCAGCTCGGCGATGAGAACTTCAGCACGGTCCTCCAGCGTCTCCAGCTCGAGCCCCTGCATTATGCGAATGCAGACCGGGCACGGCCGCGACAGGATCTCCTCAAGCTCTATGATGTCGGCGACGGTCCTCATCTGGCCCCCTCCCAGCTCACCGACGCCGGTGTCGACCAGAACCTCCAGCTAACCCGGTTTGCTCTCAACACCACCGTCGGTGATCGGATACAGGCGACGGTTTTCTTCAGCTCATGGGGCCCCAAGCTCTTTCGGCTCACCTTCAACGTGGACGTCGGAAACCGGATACTAGCGACGTTTTTCTTCAATTCACCGACATCGGTGTCGGCCCGGATCTCCAGCTCATCCAGCTCGATGATGTCGGCGACGGTCTTCACGGCCTCGCCTCCTCGCCACTCATCTTGTCAAATAGGGCCCGGATCTCCCCGCCCCGCCCCGTCGGGTCGGTGGTCTCTTCCTGGCGTCGTTTGTCGATCCAGATCGCCGAAGCCATAGCCAGGGCTTGAAGATCTCTTGCACTATCGCAGGTTCGGAGTAGTTTATCCACCCGATCAAGACCACGGCCTATAAGCCGGATTCGAGCCTCTGAAGCATAACAAGAATTGAGCAACGCCGCCTTTTTGGTTGCTGAACGTTCAAGGTCGAGTCCATTTCTCGCCGCAACGTTGGATATGGTCCCCGTGGCCCGCTGAAACTCCGCCGCCACGTCCCGGACAGATCGCCCCGACTCCAGAGCCTCGAGGATCTTCCTCTCCTCGTCCTCGCCGACGGGGCCGCCTTTACTCACTCAGGCACCCCCTGGGAGGGAATGGCGCGGCCCGCAAAGGGGACGGGCCGCTTTTGGCTTTGGGGCTCGGAGAGGACGAGCCCCGGATGGGGAAAGGGGACCGCCTCGGGTCATCGGGCGGGATAACTCCGAGACGGCTCAGTCTCGGGCAGCCTATAAAGAAGAGGACTTCCCGAGACAGATGAGAGGCGAGAGGATACCTTAGCCCCTCTGTGAAGCCGGTAAAGAGCTTTAGACGCTGCAAGCCTTGAAGTCCTGGAGTTCGCCGCCTGTATGCGGTCGTAGATCTCCGGGAACGTCAGCTCCTCACCGGACCGTAAATTTGGATAATCTCGTTTTGAGTAGGTGCCATTCTTACCAGCTCCGAGATGTGATTTTTAACTAACCCTTTCCCACGTTCTAAGTATCTCTTCTAGTATATATAGTTTTGGACAGGAATATGAAATTTCAGGGATATTATGGACAAATAGGAAAGAATCGCCTGATCTCCGGTTATGTGACCCTTAGAGACGAGATGAAGGATACAGTCACATAACGGGATGATCGGAGATCCCCATGAACGATCTATTACAGGATTTTAGGAAGATGGGTCTCGGAGCTAAGGTATCGCCGATACCGATACCTTATGGGGAGTTATGGGGGTCATCTGGAGATAATCGGAGTTATGAAAACTAGCTTGATTTAGAGTTAAGTTGATTTGAGTACGTACTAATACCTACTACGTAGGTATTACTACTACTACATACATACTAATCCACTTGTGTTCTAGGTATATAACTAATACATATATATACTTTACTATTACAACAACGTACAGAAATGTACAACAGAATTATCGAGAAAATCAGGCTTTCCGGGCCCCCCTCAGAACCCCCGTAAGGTATCGGTATCGGCGATACCTTAGAATCAAGCCATTTCACGTAAAAAAGTTGGAGATGAGCTTAATCATGTCTCATCGCTTGCCGCCTACCTTCCTCGGATAACCTAACTAGCTGAACAGGCGATCCCGGTCTAGGATTCGACGACTCGCAACGCTCAAACCTGGGATCTCGGTCTATTTGCTTACCTAGACGGGTCATAGCTGCATCTTTGAGATCCAACTCTCTCTTGATCACGATAAACGAAAGCGTAGGATCAGCCGCACCGTTACGTTCCTTCGTTGCCAGCGTTAAGAAGATCTGATTCAACCTCGCCTCAGTAACCTCCGAGGGCTTGTCGGGTCTGCTCAGTTTCTCGAGACCTCTCTCCCTCGTTGCTTTCTCATCCCGTCGTCGTACTGAATCGTGGGTGATCGGCCCGTCCCTACCAAAAACCGCCCCAGGAGATCGAGCCTGAAGATTGATCGAGGAGCCTTCAGGAAGCCATTCACCCATAAATAGCTGTTTGCGGGCCTTCTCATCCATCTGCTCTATATCTTTTTTATAGCCCAGGACGTGGGCCTTCAGGGCCATATCGTACTTAGCCCGCTTCATCTGTTTGAGCCCATCCTCAAACCTCTGAACGAGCTTCGCTCTCACCTCTAACTCATCAGGATGGCCTTTGTAATACTGGGATAGGTTATATAGCTCCTCAAAGTCGTACATCACGCCTAAACTCTCTCGCCAGTAGATGAAGTTGACAAGCTGAGTTATCAGCTCGTCCTGATTCGCGACGACATACTCCAGATCACCTATCCTAGTCGCCGCGCGTTCTGCCTCAGCTTTGGCGCGTTCTTCCCTTTCAGCATCCAGCGCCCGCAGTTCCTTCAATTCTTGGAAGATCAGGCTTATACTGTCGCGTACAGGGTCATCAGATACCGGTTCCTCTCCAGCATCACTTGAAGAACCAACAAGAGATAGCTCGCCATCATAACCAACCCCGTAATAGACCCTCCTCACGACGTCCTCAAAAAGATCCCCCGCCTCTTGATCAAAATCGAAGCCGTCGCCGTTGCTGGTTTCGCAAGCCGAAAGGCTTTTACCCTCATCCGCTAATGATGTCATGTTAAATACTCCTCAATCCCGATCTCCTCAAAAGTTCCCCACTCTCGGGGAGTTCGGGAGCCCCTTTCGGGGCGCTTTTTTCTGTATAAGTGAATACCCTTATCGCTTATATACCCTCTCGCCGGTTATAACGATTTTTAGAAGTAGATTCGCAGAAACGCTTATTAAAGATTCAGCAGAATTACATTCATCCGACCTCAGGCCCCGCTTACTGACTCAGGGAAGCCGAGATCGGCCCCCAACGGTCCGCCTTCATGATTCCACCACAAGAAGCGCCTGGCGGACCGTCGTTCATCTTGTCTGTCAAATGGCTTAAGTAGGCGGTCGCAGCTATCCTATTTTGGCAATCCTTCGGGATTGACTAACTAACAAGAGGTGAAAGTGCCTCCGACCGATGACCAAACGTCGGTAGGATCGGTGCGGCAGCCTCAGCAGACGATTGAACCCCGTCTGCAGCTTTGCATGGCTTGATCTATCATGGCCGCGCGCGGGCCGGGCGGACTGGTCACCCGCCCATGATCTTGCCATTAGATTTTAAGAAGTAATCATCTCATTTTCCCATAAATTCCCATAGCCCAATATTCCAGAAGTGGCCCCCCTCGGCTCGGACCCCCGGACCCCCTCGGATGTAAACACGTCAAAAACGTACACTATAGGAATACTAAAATCTCGTCGCCGTCACCCATGGGTGAGCAGCTTTTTTTCCCGCTGAAAGGGTAGGGGGTCGCACGTTGCTGGTTTACGCATAGCGATTTCAAAAGACGCATAAAAAAAGAATTGGTCAGGGTGACGACTCCGATCAAGCTAATTCGTTCCGTGATCACCGGCCTTAACATTATCTAATATTTTATCCAAAAGCTCGTCTATGGCCTCTTTGGAAACGTCCTCAGGATTAGAGTCTATCACCTCTAATCTAACCCCTCTAGTATCACCCAAGTTTACCGAAAATATCTGATCCACATAAGAGAGCTTATCAACAATACCAATTAACTTTGTAAGATGATCCTCAGCAGATTTGTTACTCATCTTAGAATCTAATATGACCTTAAACACCGGACGGCCTCGATACGCCAGCCCAAGATTCATGGTACGAGATCCCGGACCCATGATACCTTCGCCAAATTTTACGTTTTCCTGAAATAGCTCAGCGTCCACAAGCCCGATGTACACATGATAACCATGCTCGTCTATACCCTCATATCCGACTACATTCTCTGTTTCGGTCATCTCACCATCCTCTCTACCTGATCACAAAACCCCTTGATCTCCTCATCTGAAGGCCTGCCTCCTGGAACCACGGCCACCTTATAGCTGACAGCCTCCAGCTTTCGGACCTTGAAGAGGTCGTCTTTGCCAGAGTCCAGAATCACCACGTTGCCTATCATCGCATCAACCACGTACCCCGCCCTCAGAGAAGCCCCGAGGCGAGGGTTTAGCCCTCGCCCCTCCAGCTCCAAGATGATCTGATCAAATTTCTTTGTCAATACGTGCCCCCTTGATCTTGGTAGCTTGCACACTTTTAGGTGGCATCTTCCGAGGTTAGGGAAAGTCGCATAACCGACCCACCCCTCTAGATCCAAGCCTCGATATTCATCGTGAGATCCCTGAAAATCAGCTCAGAAGGCCGGGAGAACTCTCCAACGCGGTTAAATTCAAGGGGGAAACGTATCGACTCGCCTGGTAAGAGTTTCTTTGTTTCACCACCAAATCCATCACGGTCACTGTAGATCCATCCAACAGTATCTTTCAACATGAATTCTCCAGTTTCGATTGATAATACGTCATCCCCAGTGTTAGTGATTTTTATATCAAACGTCCACTTATAGAGATGGCGTCCTACATTAGTCGAACCACCCATAGACCCGTAGGTGGCGCCGTAGAATTTTAGCGTAATACCAGATCCGCTGGATTCTGGCACGCCGGTCCATTCGATCAGGAAAGGATCGCTATTTCTTGGTGTTACCTTGACCTTTTTGACCTCAACAGATTCGGGTATGACAAATGATATTGTGTCCCGAATGGATCCGTTGTAAAAGTAGCATGTACTTCGATATTCCGCAAATGCTGTATCATAGGCGGTACTATACACTCTGTCCTCAGAGTCTATTAACTCAACGATATAGCTATCATTCTCACTAGCACTCATATCCAAGTACAGAGTACTGCCACCCTTGACAACTCCATAGACCGTCGCATTCACAACACCATTACCGCCAGTCAGCGGGAAAGCGCTTGATACTGGGAGTAATATGGCCAGTGACAATAGCCACATCAAGGCGAAAATCGGTTTAGTTCTCGTCTTTATCTACCTCCTATGACGTGGTAGACTGCCATGATCACCGAAAAATGTTTCGGTGTTGGTTTTGTGACCCTAAAATGATATATTCTATATTAGGGTCGCATAATTAAAAGACGATCTTATCCATCTCCCCCGGCCCCCGGAGAAGGCCGCCCTGCTAAACTGGTCGATTTGACTATGTGGAGCGTATCCAATAATCTATTGGTTTGGTGGTACTCCATATTACTGTATACTTTGACATAGTCTTTCCCTGTTAGTGTGGCATTCATGTCTAATAAAATGTCACCAGTGAATTCTCCATCATCGTCTATCCATCCACCAGAATCCAACATGTAGCTTATTTGATAGTATGTTATGACATCATAATCTAGCGTCTCTTGCATGGTCACTAAAACACTTTGTTTACCATCTATGGACCGCAGCAAAGTGCTTACTAGATTGGGGTTGTATTCATCACCAGGTTTAGAAAAATTCCTAGTTTTTTCTTGCTCATACTCCAGTATTCCTATATGAGCATACCCTGTATGTTCATCCAGATCATCTATGTATAGTTGATAATAAGTGTAATTGATGCCGTCTGAAGTGTCATTATACTGAACAGGATCTTCCCTCCAATAAGTTGACGTCTCTCCCAAGTCCCAGCTAACAACATAGGGACCAACATCAACGCTCTGAGCGCCCAAAGCACAAGCTTGCCCTGGCAAAAGCCAAACCAGCGTAATAAGACACAAAAATATCCTCATTTCGTTCCCCTCTAACCGCGATATTGTTTTATAACTGTTACAATAATAGAGATACTAAAGTAAAATAGTTTTTGGTTTAATCCCATAACAGATAATATTGAGCATCATAAAACAGAGATCGTAAGAAATATAGGAGGTGAGGCTGAAATGCCAGAAAAGACCAAAGCAGCCTCCGATCCAGTGTTGGTTTTGTGACCCTAACGCAATATGTAATAATTAGGGTCACATAATTCGAGGTGGCCTGAGCCCTAGCGCCTCCGCCTCATACGATCGTGGGTCACGTCCTCGCCTCCTCAGGCTGATTGAACCCCCTGGTGGTGGAGAGCTTCGGATCGCTCGCCCTCTCCTCTCGCCTCTGGCGGTTCCGCTGGTCTATCCTCGCCTTCCGCTCCAGGTCGGGCCGGGCTGCTTTCATGTGCTTGCACTCGCCGCCCCGGAACCGATAGGAGGGGCAAGAGCATTGATCCCGCCGAACGAGATAATAGCCGCGCCCGTCGCTGCTTTTCACAAACGCCACGGGCTCCGAGAAGCCCGCCGCCTCACCGAAGATCAGCTTATCGGGGAGCTTCCCGTCTTTATATCTCAGACCCCGCCTCTCGGCGAGATATCCGACCGCGCTCGGCGCGTGGACCCCTTCGGGGAGATCGCACGCTGTCGGTTCTTGTGCTGCTGTTTTAACGACTGATGCCGTCATTTGGTTTCACCATAACACTATAGAACCTTAACACTATATGAGGGTTATGGTAACTTAACACCATAACGCTTATAAACTAATAACAGTCAGTATATACTATGGCTAGAATCGGCGTTTATCTACCCGATGACGTAGAAAAGAGGCTGAAAGACTACGTCTATAATAAAACCGGATCGTTCCGAGGACAAAGTGAGATAGCGGCAAAGGCCATTGTAGAGTATCTTGATCGCCACGAGAAAGAGGCATTAGTCGGCGGTCAAGAGGACCCTTGTAAGGCCCCCATGACCGCCTGAGTCATTCTAGGTCGGTGAAACCAAATGACTGATAGAACTAGTCAACCGAAGGAATATGAAGTTACCGATGGCAACCAAATAGTACCTGTCGCATCGCCCGCCCTTCTCCTATCCCAAGTCCTGGAGAAGCTCACCGCCCTGGAGGAGAGAGACCGCCTCAGAGAGGAGGAGTTAACGGCCCTCCGAGAGGAGAACCGCCAGCTAAGGGAGGAGGTCGCCCTCGAAAGAGCATACGACCGCCAGAGACTCGCCAGGCTCGAAGCCCCGGCCCCGGCACTCAGAGAGGAGACCGCCGCCGCCCACCTTGACCACCTATTCTCGGAGATGCGCCGCCTTTCCATCCGACAGGTAACCACGACGGACGCCGCCCGCCTTTTGGGGATATCCAAACGCCAGATGAAAGACGTAAAGCCGTATCTAGCGGAGGATTCCCGGTTTGTGGTCATGAAAGATCCTCACCACAAGCAGCGCCATCTTATTCGATTAGTTTAGGAGGAAAAACCGGGGAACTTCACCGGTTCCGGTTTTTCGGATAAATCGCTAGCGGCTGAAAATCAGATCGTTGAACGTGATGATCGTTCAACAAAATATGATACGGTCTAGTCGGAGATATAGATATAGAAACAGTAGATAATATATAAACAAACACGAAAAGGCGGATCTTGATTACGATATCGCCAAACTGGAACCGGTGAAGTTCCCCGGTTTTGTATCTGCCTTCTTCCTGAAAAAATAGCGGTTTCGGCCTGAGGTTCTGTGATAATTTCTGGTATGATGGGAGCAATATCACAGAACTAGCTTTGCGATCCGCCTGAAAATAGATTACAATAGCTCGGATATTCTTCCGGGAGGGATGATTTGAAGCTTGAATACTTCTGGAACTTTATAATGGCTTAATGTTTTGTCAGATGTTATGAGATAATCAGCATCGTAAGCTAGCGCATATCCAAGATGAACTAGGTCGCCTGGTGACAGCCTCTCTTCTTTATATTCTGGATGGGTGTACAAGTTATGGATGATCTCGGCGACTACATCATTTGGGTGTAGAACCGAAACATTCAATCCTCCCCAAAAGTCGATTAACTCATGGAGTTCTTTTATATTATGGCTCCGATTTTCATATTCCCCTTTCAGGCAGATGAGAACGCATTCGCCTAGGACTGAAATAGGGACGCAAAGCTCTAGTTTCGGGTGTTGACTTAGATGTTGTATAGCGCTTTTTATCTCAGATGATTTGATATGGCGACGCCCTATTTTCTGCGTCCCTTGAGACATCGAAAAGAAAGAATGTATCGGAGTCCACGACTATTTTCATGTTATCACCCAAAGGCCTTTTTTACCCGCGCCATCATTTCGTCGTGTTCCTCTTCTGTTACAGTCCATTTTACACGGCCGTGAATATCGGTGGCTCCGCCATAGGGCATTTGTTTTTCATGTGGATTATACAGCTGATATTCAGGGCTCATTAGAAACACCTTGAATCTAAATCGCGATCTCTGAGATATATATAGCTTGTTACAGGCCCGGCTAACCCCGTTCCTTCACTTCTCCAGCTCGCCGCTCTCCAGGCAGTCTTTGATATACTGCTGGACGGTCCGGTCTTTGTACCCCACCTGCCGGGCTATCACCTGTCGGTTCCGCTCCCCAGCCCGCCAGATCTCTTTGATCTTCTCTTGTGCCGCCAGGTCCTCGGATAACCTCTGAATGGTGGGTTTAACCTCTGGTTTAACATCGAGTTTAACCGGTTTAACGCTTGGTTCAACGTCGCGTTTAACGACTACGATATTCTGTTTAACTTCTGGTTTAACTTCCTGTTTAACTCCTAATCTGCTATCAATGAGTTCTATAAGCTCATTTTTATCTAATACTATTAGGCCCGTACCTTCAGGGATTGCGACGTTAAAATACTGGTTTAACGCATCCCTTACGATATCGCTTTTGGACTTATCGGAGCGTTTAACCTCTTCATCTATCAGGGTCTCCAGCTCCGCCGAGATCTTGACCCCCAAGAATGGCATGTTTAACCTATTGTTAAACCAAGGGTTAAATATTTATGCTAATTAAACCATTAGTTTAACTGAGGGTTTAACGTGGCGATAAACGAAGTCCGGATCTTCGCCGGGAAAGCCGGCGACTTGGAGATGCCCGTCGAGGCCCGCCAGGCGCTCGGCCTGAAAGACGGGGATCAGGTCGAAGCCGTTATCCGGAGAAAGAAAGCAAAGCCGAAGGCGACACTATCGCCAGAAATCATGAAGAAGCACAACCTATTCATCCGCGCGGTTTAACCGCGCTTGTTCCCCTTCTTCCGGTTCGTCCTTCGGCTAACTATCCTAAGATTCCTTCGACTGTTGGACCCGCCTTTCGACAGAGGGACCTTGTGATCTACCTCTTTACCGTCGCCCTTTCGGACCCGGCCCTCTTTTTCCATCATCCGGCGGGCTTTGTTCCGCATGTCCCTTTTTTTGATCTGTTCGGGCTTACCGTGATAATCCCTGTATTCCTTCTTATAGTCCCGCTGCTTAGTGGTTTTGGTCTTGGTTTTGGTCTTTGTTCTTGGCTTAATCATAATACGCACCCTTCGAATTTGTTGAGTATCCCATCGTACAACGGCATAAAATACTTTCGAATGCAGGCCCGTCGCCGGGGAAGTAGGGTCTGCCGCCGAAGGGGAAACTTTCTTCGAGACGTACCTTCACCCCATCTCTTTTCTTGTGAAGTGGCCGCGTAGACGAATCGCCGACAGCATCCCAAATTTTGTATTTGAAAATTCCCCGTTCGATCTGCATCTCAAACCGTGAGCCGTTAATCGCCCTCGTGCTCTCAGTCCTTCCTATCCTTCGGGCTCTGGAAAAGCTGCATAGTGGCGAATCTCCGAGAAGCTTAACGGCCTGGCGCTCATGAACGGGCCAGTTATCTATGAAAAGTTTTTTGATATATTTTATGTCGGTGTCGGCCATCTGGCCGGCGAGTCGATTTAGTCCATGAGCTCTGAAATAATTTTTACCTCGAAGGGACGGGATCTCCTCAAGCACTAACGGCCCAAACATGCGGTTTTTGCTTATCAGCTGGTGTTTCAATTGACCGCTACAGGCTAAAGTTACGTAGTATTCAGGGTTGTCTTCCGCAGCCCTCGTCGCCGCCTGAAAGTAGCCGGATCGGCTGAGGGCGCGTATCACCGGCGACCGGATCGCCAGCAAGCATTTCACAGCCTCTACTTCGTCCACGTACACCACCAAAAAAGAGGAGGAGCCCGCCTAAGGCAGGGCGTAGGCGTCGATGGATCCGGCGATGCTGGTTCCGGCGATATCGACGTGGATCGTCCCGTCACTCTGCAAAAATCTTGCCGTCTCGATGGGTCCGATGCATACCCGCTCAGCTCCACCAGCCGCCTCAAAGACGAGATCTCCCAGGTCCTTCCTGAAGGCGGGATGAGCGGTCCCGGCCACGATCGTTATCGTGTCGGCGGCGGTCGCTGCAGACAGCTCGAAGCTCAGGATCAGCCGCTTGAAGTTGGCCCCGGCGGCTATGTAGTGGTCGTTGCCCTTGTCGATCGCATCGGCGGTCTCGTGGTTAGCGAAGGCCCCGCTCAGCTCGTTTACGGTAATTTCAGATCTTACCATTCTCTATCCCTCCTCAGCTCGGAGCACACGTTAAGCATACCAGGCAGCTCGGCTCGATGACCTTCGCGCCGTAGCAGTGCAGACCCCGGAGAGCATCCGCAAAGAACTTCTCAGGTCGATACGCTTCGGTATCGTTCACGCTGTCGGCAAAAGTGGTAGCCTGCCCGACTCCCGCAATTACCTTGTAGTGATCCCCGGCGGTGTTGGGGACGTTGTTGGACTGCAGAATCGAGAAGCCGAACAGCTTCGCTACCTCGCCGTTGAGCATCACACCCTCAACCCCGCTCCAGGCAGGCTGCGCTACCTCGCCGTCTTTTATCATCTGACCC